ATGTTAGAACGCGCTCATGAAGCTTGGCTACTGCAACTTTCGATGCAGATTAAGGCCATAGAGCAATACGTGGCCGCTTTGCCGGGTGCCAATGCCGTTGACGTGTCCAAGGTGAAGGCGAGCTTGGAGAGCGAGTATAACGGCCCTCATGGCGACGTTGTGCGAGCGGAGACCGTCGCGCTCTGGGTGGACGCCGCATCAAAGCGGATTCAGGCAATCGCGAACGGGCAAGACGTTCCGGAATTCAAGTCGTCACATGAGCAATAATCCCGGCAAGAAGGGCAAGCCTGCGCCGTGGGTCAAACGCTCGCAGGAACACCGTTTGCAAGCGCTTGAAGACTATCAGCGGGCAAATCATGCGGCCTATGACGAATGGTGCCGCCGACGCACCGAAGCTTCCATCCAAATCAGGAAGGAAGAGGAAGCCGCCCGGCCTGAAATCTGGCAAATCAGCGCTGCTATGAAGGCGGGTGCTAAGCGTCTGAAAGCGTGGGATGATGCCAACCCTAACCCGCTCACATCGGACGACTACACCCGCCTTAAAGCTGAGTTCGATAAGGTTTACGTGCCCAAGGACTTTTCATAAGACTATGAGCGTGGACGAGTAGATAGGGGCGGCACAAATGGTCTGGCCATTTTCTCGAAAAGCGAAGAGTGCGCCGACGCCCGAGCCGGGAAAGAGTGAATTGGGTGAAGTTACTTCACTGGTTCGTCATCTCGGTTATGACCTACTGCCCGATGGCGCGGCAATAGCGCTTGCTCAATTATGGAGCGACTATAGCGTGGCAGAGGCGGCATCACATATCGTCGTTGTGAGCTTCGCCAGAGACCTTTCAAAAGCACAAGAAACGAACGACCTGGATATGATGCTCAAGATTGCGCCGCTTGGCTTGGCGATCTTGGAAGTTTTGAAGAACCTCAAGGACAATGGGATGATGCGGCCGGAGGTTTGGCGCAATGATGCTACGGCTATCGGTAAAATGATGACGCCGGGGCCGGAAGCCATCGAATGGAGCAGGAAAGTGCTGAGCGAGCCTGCAATCGCCGACATCGTGCTAGCGAAGAGTCGGGTCCTGTAACTGGCGAAGTTGCCGGGCGCGCCAGTCCCGCGCCGATGGCCCGCCGATCTTCACCGGCGGGCTTCTGGTAGGCGGGCGATGATCGGCGGCTATGCCGTGTCAGCCGGTCGTGAGGGTGCCTTGACGCGGAAGCGAGGCTTCAGGTGATCCGGTGCCGTCGCTGCGATTTCCTGAAGCTGCCGGTGGTGTTCGGCGCGGAAGTCGTCAAGGAAGCCCCGGAACACATCGGCGTCGCGCATGGCGAGGGCAGCGACGCGTTCCCGAAGCGACCGGGTGAAAGCCTTCTGTTCCCTTAAGAACGCGCGTGCGATTTCCTGCGCGGTTTCATTCGCCATTACGCGGCCTCCCCAGCATCGATCACCGGCAGCGAAAAACGCGGATTTTCTTCCGCCTCGATTGCTGCGTGCTCCCACGCGTCGAGAGTCGCCGGGTCGGCGTCGTGGCTCGGTTCCTCCGGCATGATGATCGTCGTCGCCTTCAGCGTGCGGAAGTCCTCGCGAACGCGCTTCAACTGTTCGAGGTAGCATTCAAGATCGGTGATCCAGCAATCAAGGGTTTCTTCCGTCTCATCGCTGAACTCGATGCTAGCAGCAATAGAATCGTTGAAATTTTCCATCCAACCATGCTCGCCGGGCTCGGTCACCGAGTCTTCAGGCTTATACCTTTCCACGCTCCTGCTCACGCCGTTGAAATTGGTGCTCCGCTCAATGGTCATGGTGAGGAAGGCTTTCCAAAGCTCCTGCTCGGTGAGCGTTGCGGCCGGTGCCTGGGTGGTGCTATTTTCAGTCGTCATTGATGAATCCTTTTCTTGATGACAGTCGGGACGGCCAAGCGGTGCCTCAGAAACGTTGCTTGGCTGTTCCCCTTCGTGCTATTCCGTCACCTTCCACTGTGGAAGGGTCCACCGAACCCGCTTCTCAAGCTGGTCCAGCATCTTCTGAAGCCGCACAATGTCGGCTAGCGCCTGTTTCCGGGCGTCGGGGTCGGATAGGTCGGACGTTTCGATTTCCTCAATCTGGTCGCTAATCTCCTTTCGTTTGTAGCGGTTGATGATGGCCGCAAGTTCAGAAGCCGCGTCGAGCAACATTCCAACCATGCGCTCCGCGCGGCCTATTGAACCGCGATAGGGGCCGTCATTTTCGGGATCGTGTTCCGGGTCGTCGTCGGTGTCGAAGTGCGGAACGGCGTCGGGGTTGATGCCAGCCCATTCGAGATAGTTGAGCACTTCTTGATAATTGCCGTCGTCAGACACGTATTCAAAAAAGCGCCGGTCCGCGATCTGGTCCGATGGATCACCGGCAAGCTTCGCCTGTTCGGCTTTTCGCTCGCGATATGCACGCTGATACTCTGCGGCCGACTTTGCCATAGCCATTTCCTTCCGTGATGGCTGCCTATCTCACATTTAACTGTTAAATGTCAAGAGCGGTGACGATTTCGCCCTCCTTCTCACTCAGGGGCAGGATCACGCCGACTTCGGCAAGCGTGAGCTTCACCTGATCCGCCTCGATGGTTCCCGTCACTGCGTCCGGTTCCAAGGTGGCCAGCGCCTCGACAAGATCACCGTGATATTCCGGCTCGACGCGGCCATTGATCACGCGCGGCTCGCCAAGGTCCACGAACCGGGCAGCGCGCAAGGCGACGTGCACGCGCTCGTAGGCTTCGGCCGGATCGGTCGGGCGCGGATGGGCCGCGATGCGCTCGTCAAGGATCGCCCGGAGAATGGCGGTCAGCGCGGCGACTTCGAATGCGTAGCGATCATTTGCAATATAAGTGACTGAATTCATATCGATGCTTCCGAATATGTGTTGTTGCGGAAACGATATGAATCAACAGCCGGTGTTAAATCAAGTGTAAAACGAAGATTTTACAGTTTAAAATTTTCGTTCAGTCAGTAATGACTGAATCGTTACTTAGAAAAAACCTCCCGGCGGAGATTCGGGCCGGGAGGTTGAGAGACGAGACATCGGGCAGCGACTGGAATGCGCCCGACAATGGGAGTTATAGCAAGACAGCGGTCAGAGGTCGCAGCGCGGCGCAAATCTTTCTTCAAGCCGCCTTGGCGTCTCCCGGCTGCTTCCTCATCTGGCGAAGCCACTTGATGTAGCGAAGGGACTCGCCGGGCATGAGGACATGGTGTCGCCGATCTATCTTCCGCTTGCGCTTGCCGTTCTCAAAGTCAAATACCCACGCCGGAAACACTCCCTGCTCGGCCAGGGCGAGTGACAAGCCGTCGCCTTCCTTGATCGGATCGCAATTTGCATCGGCCGCAAGCTCACAGACATCGGTCGCAAGTTCACGAACGATGATGTTATAAAACCGAGTCTCATGAAAATGCCTCTTGAGCCACGGCCGGGGAAATTCGGCCGGGACGCGCTTAAGCGCCTCTTCAAGCGTGAATGTCTTTTCACCCATCCTATGATGCTCCATTAAGTTTCTGCTCTGCACGCTTCTGTTTCTTTCTTTCATACTGTCTCGCGGCAGCGGCGAGCTGCTGCTGTTTCTTTCGCGCTGCCTTCTGATCCGGTGTCAGGTGAGAGAGCTTTTTATTCTTGCGCGGTAGCTTGCCCGTGGCCTTGAGCACCTTCGCTTCATTGCGCTTGCGGTCATAGTCCGCTTTCGCTTTTTTTCGCCGGGCCTCATCCCAATCCCATAAATCCGCCAGCGTGAATTTCTCGGCAGGTGCGGGCGCGCCAAGCTCAAGCCGAACGTCATCGTCAAGAATGTCGTTCAGCCCGTCATCCGGTTCCCCGGTAGGCGGTTCAAGATCGAGACCAACAAGAAGTGCGTCGATGCCGGTCGCGTCGTCACGAGCCGGAATATCCAGCCCAAGCCAATCAGGCTCCGAAGCACGCACGCGCTTGTTCCGCATGTATGCCTCAAGCCTTTCCTTAGCGTGTTTCAGGGCCGGGGAATTCTTGTTCATGCTGGCGTTATAGCGTTTTCTCACTGAGGCGGCATGATTTGGTCGTTTGAGGTGAAAAAGTATAGAAAGCGGCCGGGAGCGGCACAAAGCGCTATCAGACACAAGCCGAGGCCATCCGAACGGCCCGGAGGATAGGATTGTCTAAGTGATTGATTTTACTCGGTTTGTGAAAAAGTATAGATTCTATACTTTTTCATTCTTGGTATATATACATATTACTATCTAGTAAGTAATAACTAATATAAATACGAAAAAATGAAAAAGTATAGAATCCTACTCATTCCCCGGTTCGTCTAGGGTGTCGAGGTAGAAAGAGAAACATCTATACGAATGAGCCATACTCCGGCTGTTCGGCGCTTCGCGCCTCACGCCTTCGCGGCTCATTCGGTTGGTCTCGCTCATTTCCGCCATACAGAGTCACTGGCGAGCGTTCGGGTGCTGGATAGGGAAAGACACGTCCGAGCCGCACGAAACGCGCCAGCGACTCTCTATCGCTCGATTAGCGACTCCGGCTATTCATCATGTTGCCGGGGCGGGTCTGTTTGCGCAGTTCTTCCGCGACGACGCCGCGTATAGTGGCTTCCATCTGCCGGGCCATCTTCGCAGCAAGGTCCGCATTCTGTTCGGGCGTGCCCGCGCTGCCTTCCACGGTGACGGGTGCATTAATGCTGATCTGCTGCACGGGCGCGGCACTGTTCGCGGACTTCAGGTCAGCGGCGCGCAAGGCAGGCGCCGAACCGACAAAGCCACCTGCGGCGAATCCCTTAAGCGCTCCCCGATGCATGGCGTCCAGATTGGCAACGCCGATCCGGCGCGTTGCCTCCTTGCTCATGACAAACTCGCCACGATGCACAACGCCAGCCGGTTCATACTTGCCGCCGCGTCCGGTAAAGCCGCCTTCCGCGAAGCCGAACAACCCGCCGAGCAACGAACCGAACAGGCCACCGAAGCCGATTCCGCCTTCCTTCTGTCCGCCGCCCATGCCGAACAGGTCTGCAAGCGGTCCTTCGCCCATAAGCGCGGCCTGCAAGGTCGCCTTGACGAGCGTCTGAAGCAACTGCTGAAGCGCCTGTTCTGCGGTCATGGTGCCGGTCAGGATGCCGGTCAGGGCGTCAGTCATGCTCTGGCCGAAGAACCGGGCGGTTTCCTGTGCCTGTTCCTGCTTCAAGCGCAAGCTGTCAACGCTGGTCTCTGCTGCGGCCATGCCCTGCGCAAGGCTGGCGATTTCCTGCCGCTGCTGCGGCGTCAGCGAAATTCCGGCCCGCTGCGCCTCATTGAGCATTTCCTGTTCGTAGCGAAGCGCCTGCGCCTGCTGCGCGGTCATGCCGAGCGCCTGCCGTTCGGTGCCCTGCGCTGCCGTGTATTCGCGGGCGCTGGCCGTGATCGAGCTATAGGCTTCGCTCTGCCGGGTCGCGGCTTCGGTCAGCTTCTCGATTTCAGCCGAGACCTGCCCGGCGCGGGCCGTGGCATCCTCAATGTGCCACGGTTCATGGCTCATCGGCAGGGACAAGCCGAAGCTGCCCGCGTTGGCGTGCACCCACTGCCGCGCCCGGTCGGATGCATAGCCAAGATCGGCCGCGTTGCCTTTGTTGTGCTGACTGTTGCCGGGCGGTGCCACCCACTTCCGGGCTGCTTCCGGGGTTCCATACTTCTTCAGGGCGTCAAGCCAAAGCTGCTGCTGCCGTTCAATCGACCGATAGCCCGAATTGATCGTGACGCCGCCCTTTAGGTCGTCGGGCATGGAAGCCAGCATCTTCGCCAGCTTCCCCGCGAAGGCATCGGCCATGCCGTTGACGTGATCCTTCGACTTGCCGGATGCGAGCGCGTTGGAGAGATAGCCGGAAGGGTCATCGGTTGCGCTCTTAATGCCGAGCGCCTGAAGCGCCTTGCCGCGCATCTCGTCAGCCAGGGCGATTTCCCGCTGCCCCTGCGCCTTGCTGAGCGCCTGCCGGTAAACGGCGTCAATGCGGCTCTTGGCGTCGAGCTCGCGAAGGGATGCGGCCAGTTCCGGCACTTCATCCTTCAGCGCCCGGATTGCGTCGGCGTAGCTGTTGATGCCCTTCAGGGCGTCCTTCGCAGCGCTGCCGGTGCCGGACAGGGCGCTATTCAGGTTGTCGAGGGGCGGCTTTGCGCCCGCCGCGTCCTGCCCTGTCTTATAGATGAAGTTTTCATCGTAGCCATTGCGCCGGTCAAGAATGTCGCGCAGCTTCATCGCCTCGCCGGTCAGTTCCTCGATAAGCTGCTTCTGCTTGTCAATGTTGAGGTCTATGGCCGCATCGCCGGGGAACGCCGCCTTATCAAGCTCAAGGTCAGACAGAAGCTCTTTCGCTTCGCGGAGCTTTTCATAGGTGCCGTGAAGGTGCGTCCGGATATTCCGGTCGGTCTGTTCCTCAAGCCGGTTCATCCGGTCAAGCCAGTCGTCCATTGCGCCGACGACGTCAACGACGGCCTTCTTTAAGGCGGTGCCCACGGTGCCGCTGATCGCGTTGAACTTCCGGTCGATTTCGTCGGCGCGCTTGATAACGTCGTCCTCAAGGATAAGGCCAAGGTCGTTCGCTTCCTTGATCGTGGCCCGGATACCTTCGGCTCCCTTGTCCAGAAGCTCCACAAAGCGCTCGCCGCCCGTGCCGCCGAAGATTTCATCGGCAATGCGAATCTGCGCGGCCCTGTCCAGATGCTCAAGCCGCCCGATGATTTCGACAAGCAAAGCGGAAGGATTGTCCAGCTTGCGCTTCAGGTCGTCGGCAGAATAGCCGAGCCGCTGGAATGCTTCGGCTGCCGGTCCCGCGCCGGTCACAATCCATTCGTCGGCGCGAAGATTTAATTCCTTCATGCCGTCTACAAGGGCGTCAACCTCAATGCGGTTCTGCTGCGCGACGTAGGAAAGCTCCTGAAACGCCTTCGTGCCGAGACCGGCCCGCTTCGCCTCATTCCCAATGTTCGCCACGCCCTTCGCAATGTCACCAACGCGGCTCACGATCTGATCAAGCCCGCCAACGGCGAGCGCACCTACGGCCCCGCCGACAAGCCCCTTGCCGAAGCTGCCGAGCGATTTGAACGCGCCGCCCATCGCCTTCTCAATGCGGGATGCGGTGTTTTCCGCGTCCTTCTGGATTGCCCGGAAGTTGGTGCGGCTCTTGCCTTTGGCGCGTTCAAGGTCGCGCTCATACTTGTTCAAGCGGGCTTCGAAGGTGACTAACAGGCGCTGTTCGTCGGACATGGAAACTCCTATGCGGCTTCGGCTTCCGCCTCGCGGAACAGCCGGTCATATTCTTCGGGGTCGAGTTCATGGATTGAGCGCTGGTTATCGTTCGCAGCGGCGCGGAAGACGGCCAGCGCGGACGCAATAGCGCCGTCGATATGGTTTGAGTGCCGGGTGCCCTTATGCATCGTGGTCAATTCGCTGGCACTGGTCGCCCGCTTCACCACGACGCTTTCGAAATGATTGCGAAGGATCGGATGCGCGCCGTGCCGGATGCGGCGACCATTCACGACGCGCTCAAGGTCGCAAATCGGGCCGTGCATATGTTTCGCGGTCTGGGGAAGCTGGCGAACCTCAATGCCGTGATCTATGAGCTTCGACATGATCGGCCCGGCAAGCGAGGGGTCGAAGATGACTTCCTGCACGTCGTAGGTGCCACAAAGGTCAATGATCTTGTCGGCGATCACGTCCGGTTCGATCACCGGGCCGTCAATCACGGTCAGCAAACCGTCATCGCGCCACCGGGGATAAGGAACCTGTTCGAGCTTCGCCTTGTCTTCCAAGCCTTCGGACGGCAGGAAGAACCACGGGTGAAGCGAAATTCGACCATCGTCATGCCGGAACGCGGCCACGATAGCGGTTAGGTCGCCGGAGCGGGACAGGTCCACGCCAAGCCAGCACGGCAAGCCCTCAAGGTCCGCAAGATCAAAGTTCGGATCGCGCCCGGCGTCATAGACGCCCATATCAAAGAGCGGATCGCGGGAAGCGGCCTGCCAGATGTTCAAATGATACTGCTGGAATGCGAACCGTTCGGCGGGCCGGTGTTCGGCCTCGCGCGCCATCGTGCGCAAGCCGCCAAGATCGGGGAAGCCGTGTGCAAGGCCGGGGTTGACCTTGTGCCATACAGTTTCGGCCTTCCAATCCTCGCCGGGTTCGGCTTCGAAGATGATCGGCAGAAAGGAAGGGTCGTCAATTTCGCCGGTCGCCACCTTCCGGGCGTAGTCGTAAAGCTCGAAACCGATGTTCTCCTGTCCACGGCCTGCGGTCGTCGCGATAATCATGAGTGTGTCGGGAACCTTAGCCATGCCGGACTTGAGGGCTTCCCAAAGGTCGCGGTTTTTCCAACAATGAATCTCATCCACGAGCACGAAGCTGGGAGTTTTTCCATGCTGCGCCGCGCCGTCGCTGGATACGGCCAGAAGTTCGGCCTTGTTCGGGCGGGAAATGATCTTCTTCGCGCTGTTATGGGCGTTATAGATATGGGTCGCGGCGACAAGGCGCTTATCCTCACGAACGATGTTCGCGGCTTCCTTGAAGCCGATGCCCGCCTGTTCGCGGTCGGATGCAGCAAAGATCGCCTGTCCTGCCGGGCGCGACTCCGGGCCGATGGTATGGAGAAGCGCCCACGCCGCGGCGATACTGGTCTTCCGATTGCCGCGGGGAAGCATGAGGAAGACGGTGCGCACGATCCGGCTCTTGTCTGGGTTGCGCGGCCCGTAAATGCGCCGGGTCATGCGCTCCTGAAAATCGTAAAGCTGGAAACGGGACTTCGGCGCCGTGCTCGCCGGGTGCTTCAGCGCCCGGATGAAGTCAACTGCTTCCTGCCCGTATCCAAACGGATCGGGGATCGGGGAACCGTCGCAAATCCAGTGCGGGAACGCGCTCTTAGGCATGGGCGCGGTTCCTGCCGATCATCATGGGGTTGTCGTCGTTGTCATCGTCGGTCGATGCGCTGCCGACGCGGGCGCGCGATACCGGCGAAAGGCCGTATTCCGCCGCAAGCTGCCGGGCCGTCTGCATGGCCCGGTTCTGCATTCCGAAAAGAACCTTGTCCAAAGTGCCGGACGTGCGGAACAGGGCTTCAATTTCGCGGACGCGCCCGACTGCCACGCAATAGTTTTCGACGCCCGTAAGATCGGCCTTTGTGATAATCCGATCCTCGATCAGGCGCGGCATGATCCGCTTCCATTCGGCGCGCGCCTCGTCCGTCATCCACTTCGGCGCGGGCGGGGCCTTCGTAAGCGGCGCGCGATCAGGGGCAAGGGACGGCTTGACGCCGCGAAGATGCGTCACGATGTGGCAACTCCGCGAAGCTCGAGGCCGTCACGCCTGCCGAGTTCGATGATTTCCTTCAGGTCATAGACCTTCCCGGCATAGCTCACGCGGTCAGCGGTCGTGATGCCAGGGTGATACCTGACACGGAAAATCACGGTGCCGTTTTCGGCCTCGCCATAGCCGGTGAAGAATTCGCTGGCCGTCTGCTGCACGATTTCAGCCCATACGGTTGCGACGTGCGTCCACGCCTTGACGACGCTGCCGGACGGCTTCACGGTTTCGGTTTCGCGCTCAATGGTGATGCGGCGATCCATCTTCCCGATATTCAGCATCAGACAATCCACCGAATAAGGGCTTCAACGGAAAGGACGCCGTGCCCATAGGCCGGGTCAGGATCGCGCGGAAACCGGGAAGTCGTTACGCGGAAGTGATCGCATTCCCCGCCTTCAATGGTCAGGGGCATGTCGAGGGCTGCGGTAACAGCGCCTGCTATCTCCTTCGCGGCGTCCTGTCCGCCGTCGAGTGTCCAGATATGGAGATCCAGATATACCCATGCCGTGCGCTGGGCCGTGTAGTCGTGACCGTGCAGGGTCGTGTTGCCGTCGCTCATCATGATGCAAGGCAATTTGTCAGGTCGGGTGCTGCCTGCCCGGATATGATCAACCGGGACAAGGGCGGTCACGGCACTGTTGCCGACAAGGGCGGTGCGAATTGCGGTCTGAAGGGCAAGGGTCGGTTCAATCATTTCTGATCACTCCAAGCGTCACGAATGGCCTTGCGCCCGGCGCGGTCTATGCGCTGCTGAAGGCGCTTTCGGAGAAGCCGGAGGGCAGGCCAGAAAAACGGCTGCGCTTCGGTCTTGCTGGTTCCGTATTCGACAAGGTGCGAGTAGCGAACGTCACTGTTGCCAGCGGTCACGATCACCTCATGCTCGCCAGTCACGCGGGAACCGCCCGGCTGCGAATAGGCGGGCGTCGCCTCGCCGGGGCCGGTGACTGCAATGCTGTCAATGAGCGCGCCGGTATCGCGGGAAGCTTCGGCAAGGTGCCGCTGCGCGTCGGCAAGCTCGTTTGCCGATGTCATCAGGGCCTTGTTTATCTGCTTTCGCGGGGCGTATTTGACGGCATCGATGCGCGCCATGAGGTTCGAAAGCCCGCCATCGTCCTTCTTAGACGCCATCGGTGAACCACTTTTCCCGGTAGCTGTCGGCAATTGAGGTTACGCCCTGCGGCGCAAGCTGCATGGAAAGGCCGAAGGAAACGATGTTCCGGCACTCGAAATAGAAGGAAACCAGCTTCAAAACGGCTAGTTTCAGGTCTGCGGGCATGGGGTTATAGTCGGCGGGTGGCGGGATAGGTTCGCCATCTTCCCCGTATGTGATCTTCCAATCAGGATCATAGATCGAAAGCGGATTTCCGATGTAGTTTCCAAGCCAACTTTCGGCAGCATCAATGTAAAGCTGCACAAGCTCGTCATCTGCGTAATCATCGAGCTTCATATGTGCTTTGGCGAGGTTGAGCGATACTATCGACATGTCGCGTTTAAGCCTTCTGTGAAAAAGTTAAATTCGGCGCCTCTTGCGCGGTGCCCCTGCCGCCGGTATCCCGCGAAGTCCCGAAGTCGTTCGGCGCCCCCGGCGTCCGCGTGTTGCGGCCTCTCGGCATGGCGAGCGCTTCGGCCAGCGTGCGGCCTTTGTTCATTCGGGCAATTAGGGTGCCATAGGCGATCCCGATATGATCGGCCCATTCCTGCAACGTCCTACTTTCGCCGTTGATGGCGTGCCGCGTAGCCCTATCGGCAGTCGTGATCTTGCCGGGCTTCAGCACTTCTTCGATTGGCAGACCGGCGCGAAGGCGACCGTTGATCGTGTTGATTGAGATGCCGGTTTCGGATGACCATTCGCTAACGGTTTTGGTAACACCGTTGAATGTGAGCGTTCGGCCCTTAAAGCCGGGCTTGAGGCCGTGGCGCTTCGGCGGCTGTGCTGGTTCCCGGCCAAGCCATGCTTCGAACAGCGCGCGCTCTGCCTGACGCTTTGCATTGGCATAGCAAAGGGCGCGCTGACGGATGGCGCGGCATTCGGCTTCGAATTCTTTCTTGTCGATAAGGCGGGCGCGTTCGGCGGGCGTCATAGGCTGCGCTCCTGCCGCTGCTTCACGCTGTCATGACAGGGCTTGCACAAGGGCTGCCAATTGGCGCGGTGCCAGAACAGGCGCTTATCGCCACGGTGCGGAATGATGTGGTCAACGACGGTCGCAAGGCGGGTGACGCCACGCTTGCTGCATTCCCGGCAATGGGGATGCGCAGTCAGGTATTCGGCGCGGGCTTTGCGCCATTCGTGATCGTAGCCACGTTCGCGGGCCGAAGGACGGCGTGCATCATGGCGGGCGTTGCGTTCACGGCGTGCCTTCTGCTGGCAAATGCAAAGCTCGCCGTGCGGAACAACGTTCCCGCAACTGCAAAGGCGGGGCGGCTTTCTCATGCTCGCCTCGCGATCTTGCTGCGAAGGACATTAAGGCCGTCGCGGTCAAAGGCCGGATCATAGCCAAGCTCGTCAATTTCCTTCAGGCGTTCCGGCGTGTAGGCGTTGTCCTGTTCGCTAGCCACCGTGTCGTCGGCGCTGCCGTGGATAGCCTTCAGCTTGTCGATATGAGCCGCATAGGCGCGGTCAATCTCGGTCGGCGTGGCGTTCCATGCGTTTTCCGGGGTCCAGCCGAGGAAGCCCGTCGCCTGCGTATAGAGCGCCTGATAGAAATCCGGCCACGGCACTGGCTTGCCGGTCGCGTGCTTTGCCTTCGGATCAGGTGCCGGGCGGAACATATCGAGCAATTCGGCGAGGGGCTGCCGAACGGCGAGGAAGAACGGGAATAGCGGCTTTCCCGCATGACCACACAGGAAAGCCGCCGCATCCTGCCGGATTACGGATGCCGACAGGATGATTTCGGAAATGATCGTCAGGTTGCAGTCGTCCAACGCCCGGAACAAAGCCGGGAAGCCGTGGCATGCCTCAAGGGTTGCAGCGGCCCGCAAGGAAGGGCGAAGCGATACGGTGTTTCCACGGTGTGCAATCGTCACTTCCTCATATGCAGGCCGCTGGTAGGTCATGGATTAGACGGCCATCTTCAGCTTGCGGAAGACGTCCGGGCGAACCACACCAGCGCCGACACGGCGGCGAGCGTGGAAGCGCACCTTGCCTTCGGTCGCCAGAAGATACGGGTTCGGCCGCACGGCGAGTTCGATGCGGTCATAGATGCGGTAGCCGGCCTTGAAGTCGCCGAAGATGATCGGCGTGGCGTCGGCCGCAACGTCCGGCATGTCGGGCAGTTCGACAACCGGGCGGCCAAGGATCGTTTCGGGCTGGCCTGCCTGATAGGACGGCTGCCAGAGATAATTGCCAGTGAGGTCTTTCAGGGTGCGGATGACGGCGAGTGTCGTGCCGTTCATCGCCCACGTTCCCCGGTTCCGGTAAACACCCGGAAGGGCATACATGAGCTTGATGAGGGCGTCGGCCGAAAGGTCGGCAGCATGACCGTTGTTGAAGTTCGCAATGTCCGCGTCGGTCATGAAACCGCCCGGTGCGGCCGGATCAGCAACGCCGACAAACGCCATGCCTTCCTTCGCGCCGAAGTCTTCAGCCAGCGCAAGGCGCACTTCGGCTTCAACGTCGTGGCTGGCGTCTTCAATAAGCCAGTTGCCGACGTCAACATGGGTTGTCAGTTCCTTGATACCGATTTCCATGTCGCCGAAGGTCGGTTCGGACGCTTCAGATGCAACGGCCTCGCCTTTCCACTTCGCATTCGTGACGGTCAGGCGCTTCGGCAGAATGACAGTGTGCGAGCCGGTCGAGCGAACGTCGGCGATGCCGCGAACCGGCGAGAATTCGACAAGGTTGCGGATGAATTCGCCGCTGGTTTCTTCCGGTGCCAAAACATAGCCCGGTGCATCGCTGGCGACGGTCAGCGCCTTGCGCTCGACTTCGCCAGTGCGGAGATAATCGGCGAATGCCTTGACTTCGTTCTCATTGGACGCGGCCGGGTGATTGTTGTTCGCGGCGGTCGGGCGATTGAGCTTCGCCTTAATCGTCGCGTTGTCGTCCTTCAGGGCCTTCACTTCGGCCTTGAGGGCATTCAGTTCTTCGGTGCTAACAACCGGATCAGCCTTGGCTTCCGGCGAATTCTCGACTTCGTTTTCCATGCGGTTTTCCTCAATTATGGATTTGACTTCAGTGGTCCGGGCGTCCGGGTGGACCGGGCGACGGCATAGGGAGATTTCAGTGATGGTGAGATCCGACAGGACGCGCCCGCCTTCCGGGCGTGCCTTGTATTCGTGAAGCTGGTAGCCAATGGACAGGCCGGACATGACGCCCGCCTTGAGGTGACGCCGCGCATCGCGGGCCGGGCCAACACCTTCGACAAACAAGCGGCCCTTCACCTCAAGCCCCTTGTCGGTCACTGCGTAAGAGTTCCAGATGCCGACAACCTGCCGCTGTTCATGCTCCATGAGCATCGGGATTTCCGGCGCGAACCGGAAGGCGGTCGGCTCGATAAGGTCGCCTTTAGCGTCTGGCCTGTTGAAGGGCCAAGCGATGCCGACGACGGTCCCGGCGTCGTCAATCGAGACTTCGGCCTTGATTTCGAGGTTTTCTGTCTCGGTCATTCGGTCGCGTCCTCATAGGCAGCGCTGATCGCGCCTGCGAGGTCGCCGGTTGCTGCGGTCTGTCGCAATTCGTCCTGGGGAATGGATGCCGTGTCATCTTCGTCCGCGCCGAAGAACAGAGCGGTGATAGTGCCATCGGCAACGGCGAAGCTTTCAGCCATCGGACGGCCGACGCCATAGACGGAAACAAGCCGGGCAGCTTCGGCGGGCGTGGTGCCGCCGCCGCCAATCAGGCCAAGCCGGATCACCTCGAACACGTCCGACAGGGAAAAGTCCTGTGTGCGGAAGCGCCGGAACAATGCGCCGACGCCGTGGCCGGTCTTCATTTCCAGTTCTTCGATAAGTTCGCGGGTCGGGAAGGCGAAGGTCTTTTCGCCGTCGCCGAAGAAGGCGCGGTGTTCGATCATCGCACGAACTTCCCGCGAATGAACTTGACCGGGACCGTCATTGCGTCGTCGCCGTAAATCCGCTTGATGGCGCTGATCTGCCATTCTTCGAGGTGAAGCCCCTTGCCGTAGGTGCTGGCCTCAAGGTCGGCGGCTTCTTCGTCGGAAAGCACGGTGATCCGGGCAATCACTTCATTGAAGCGGTCAACGATGCGGGCGGCTGCGGCCCGCTGGCCTTCCTTGAAGGCTGGATCGTCCTTCATGAGGCGCGCAAGGGTGTAAAGCTCACCCATCGCCTCGCTGAGTTCGGGGTTCATGCGTTCTCCCTCGCCGGGGCCGGGATCGGCGCGGCGTTGCTGGTCGTGTGCGGATTGGTGAGGTCATCGCCGCCCTGAAGCGGCGGAAGATTGAGGATTGCCCGAACCTCGTTCGGCGTCATGATGCGGTTCGTAACGAGCGCCGTCATGTTCGCCGTGCGGGCTGCGGCGTCGGCGCGAAGCAGGTCATCCACGACGAATTCAAAATAGGCCGTGTCCTGCTCATCTTCAGTCAGAAGGACGGTTGCATAGGCGTCCTGCCATCGGTCCAACCAAGGGCGAAGGCAAAGCTGAAGGAAGCTTGCTCCCATCGTCTCCGCATTTCCCCACGTCGCCCTGTTCAAGTCGAAAATCAGATGGGGCGGAACGCCGAAGACGCGGGCGATTTCGGCAAGCTGGAACGTGCGGTTCTCGATGAACTGCGCATCGGTCGAGGTCATCGCCGGGGCGTCATACTTCCATCCGGCATCAAGAATGAGCGGGTCGGCTGTTCCGCCCTTCAGCCATTCGCGGAAGGACTTGCGGATATTGCCGACTGCCTGCGCACCGGCTTCCCCGCCCTGCGGCTTATCGTTCGAAATGACGCCGGTCGGGCGTGCGCCGGAAGCGAAGAACTGCGCGCCGTGACGTTCAAGAATCGTCGCAAGGCCGATAGCTTCCTTGCCGAAGGTAATAGGCGACGTGCCGAGAAACGACGGCACATGCAGGATTTCGGTGTGCGGGTAGTCGGTTGTGCCCGCGTCTTCTGAGACGCGGTAGACCGGTGCGCCGGTCAGCTTGTCCTCAAGGATCGTGACGGTTCCGGGCTTCAGCCGGTGAAGCTCAAAAGGGCGCCCATCCTCGAAACGCACGACGCGGGCAAAGCCGTTGCCGTGAATGATGGCATCGGCGGTTAGGACGGTGCGAAGCTCGCCCGCGCCGGTCCATTCGTTCGCCCGCTTGTGCACGATGCGATAGGCGGTGTGATCCTTGGCCGCTTCCTTGCCGTCTTTGGTTTCCCGATAGACCTTGCAAGGAAGCGAACCGATAGTTTCGGAGATCAGGCGCACGGCCTGAAGCACGGCCGGAACATAAAGCGCAGACTGGCCGCTAACGTTCACGCCCGAATAAGTCGGACGAACGCCGAACAGTTCGAATGCTGCCGGATCGGTGAGAGAATACGCCTTCTGTTCTGAGAATGAACTAAAGGCCTTCTTCACTCGATTTACGAGGGAAAGATTCAACTATCACGTCCTCTTATGCTTAACTTGACAATAGTGTCTCATGGCCGGAATCGGCCCGCAAGAGGAAATAGGAAGAAATTCCTACTGTGGATTGACAAATTTGTAGAAGCGAAGGGCTTGGAAATGTCGGGATTTGGGGTAGTTTTAAGACATGAGAACCCGATGGCGGTTCTCAAGCTGCCCTTGCTCTTACACAGGGGGCACCAGCCGAACAGGCACTAAGTGCGAGACAGTGACTTTAAGGCGTTGCCGCGCCGGTCACTGTCTCCCATCGCGTTCAGCACGAACAACTAACCGTGAATCGCCTTAAACGGTCAAGGGGTGGTTTGTGACGGAAATTTGAGCGCTATATTTTGTGTTAGCAACTTGTGGAAAACGGGGACGCCGCACTTAACCCGTCGCAACCTGTGCCTCTGGCGATTCGCGCTTGTCGCGAAGGTGATCAAGCTTTAGATCGGGGTAGGCAATAGCGTTGACCAATTCAACGCGCTGCTCAAGAATTCCCTGCGGAAGGATGCCGTAACCGCCCGTGACTTTATTGCCCGAGGCGTGGCCGAGCATGAAATTGAACTGCTCATCAAGATAACCGGCGCGCCGATAGGCATCAAAAACACCATGCCGGAAGCTATAGAGCGACAGGCCGCGCCCGCTCTTTAAGCCGATCTTCGTAAGGTAGCGCCCAAAGTCGCGGCTGAAATCTGCAATCATTTGGCCGCGCGAATTGCGCCCTGCGAGCGGAAAGAGCCGGTCCTCCCCTGCCTTCTTCATATCGGCGTGGTAGTCAAGGAAGCCGAGCTTCACCAGTTCATTGTGAACCGGCACAAGCCGCATCGACTCTTCGTTCTTTACGCTCTTGTTATCACCGTCCCCCTCGTCGGTGATGTGCATAACCCAATGACCATGCTCCTGCCGAACGTCAGAAACGGCAAGCTGCGCAATCTCTGCCGGGCGTGCGCCGGAATAAAGCATGATAAGCGGAACCCAATAGCGGTGATCCCGAATAAGGACGTTACCGGGCTTGCTCCAAAAGCGGGGCGCGTCGTCGCTCTGGCATCCGGTGAAGAATGGCGACTTAAACAAGGTATTCATCTGGTCAACCTTGAACGGGAAAACCACCTTGTCCTTTTTCTTCGTTAGGAACATTTCGGTCACAGGATTGCTGTCTAAATAGCCGTTATCCTTAAGCCAGGTGCAAAATGCGCCGAGGCCGGAAAGGTAGCGATTGACGGTGTTCGTGGAGATCGTTGGCTTGCCGATCTTCTCATTGTGCTTCACGATCTGCGCAATCTTCATACCCTCAAACGCCTTCGTCTCGGTCGCCTTGACGGGATAGTTCAGCAAGAGCGCCTTCCATTCTCGGACGGCTTTCTTATCGATCCGGTGAATCGGGTAAGTGCTGCCGACGTAATCGACAAAGGTGCCGATGTCGCGTCGCGCTTGCGCCAGAGTGTCGGCCTTGATGTTCTTTGGGTTCTCACGCTCGTAGATCGCAAACACTTCCATGATGCGTTCGCCGGGCGCTGCGGTCTCGCGCGTCATGCCGGTCGCAGGCTTCACAATGGGGTCCGTCGGCGCTCCGGAGTAATTGCCACGGTCGCGCTCAAGAGTCCGCTCCAAGCCTTCGACTTCCGCCCGCGTCATAAGGGTGCAAAGCTCGCGGTATTCGTCGGAACCAACGTCGACAAGCAGACGGTGCCGGACGATAAAATCCCTCACGGCCGATTCAATCAACTTGATATCGCCGGAACTCAGTGCGGCCTTGAGGGCCGTTAGGCGGCGGGCGCGCAGGTTAGCGTCATCGGTGCGCGCTCGAAGCATAAGCTCAAGCTCGGTGTGCGCGTTGATCATTCCTGCGAAGCTGTCGGAATTAGTTTCGCCCTTCTCGATCCGACGCAAGAGGTGCTGTTCTTCCGCGTCCATGTCGGCGGGCGTCGGCATTGCCCGGCGCTTCTGTTCGTCGCGCTGTATCGTCGCCTCGTAGTGCTGCCAAACAGCTGCTGCCTTATCGTCGGCGGTGATTTCACGTCGTGCGCGCACGTCCTCGAATTCGGCGCGCCACGCCTCGATTACCGGCCATAGGCGTTTCTTGGCCTCGTTCTCGTCCTTCGTGCGGAGTGACTTCTTTCGCACCTCGCTGCCGATGTGCGCCACTAAGTCAACCGGGATGTCAATCCGGGCGTAGTAGGTTCCGTTGCGTCTTTCGAGGTAGGTCAAGCGAGCCAT